GTCTATTACTGTATGTCCTAAAATCCTTAATTTTTCTATAACCTTATTTCCTACAAGTCTATTCTCTACACTTTCCTTTAATAAGCCACAAGCCCCACAAACTCCGCCATTTTGTACAGTATGTCCTTTATCTATACCAATTATCATATCTTTTCCTCCTTCTATTAAATAAAGTAAAAGAGCAGCCTATTTGACTACTCTTCGTTAGGTACACTTTTATCTTTAGTGAAATAAAAAGCTATAACCATTGTTACTAATGGTACAAACTGTTCACCGCTTATTTTTTCAATTATTGCCATATAACTTAATACCACTGTAAGTATTATAGCCATTAAAAATCTAGCACTTGTTAACTTTTTTACAATTCTTTCTTTCATTAAAAACACTCCCTTATTTATTTAATTTGTTTTTTATTTCTTCCACATCTTCCTTTATGTCCTCAACTATGTTGATTTTGTCCGCTAATTTATCTATTGTCTGTTGGTACTTTTCCTCCCTTTGCTTACTATCCTTCCTGGTATCTATTAGCAACCACATAAAAAGTACCGCAAATGCCCCTTGCGTTATAAAATATTTAATTACTTCATTTTCCATCATGCACCCCACTTTTGAATTTTAATTTTTTGTATAAAAAAGAGATTAGAAGTGATTCTAATCTCTCTTAAATCTTTTATTAAGTTATGTCGTCCTTTCGGTCAAGGACGACTTAACATTTTCTACTTCTTGCTTAGAAGCAGCACCTGCACCATCAACCAATTCTTTAGCAGTTAATACTACTTCTGTTAATATATTACCCATATCCTACCTCCTATTCAGTTCTTTTCCACATATAACAAGTAATATATGGTTGTAGATTGTTATGTGCTTTATCGCCACCTACTGGCTGTATACCATTTGATGTACTTCCTCTCCAAGTATCGTTCCCAAATAGTGCATATGTAACACTAGAGCCACTTCCTGCATATAAATTGCCCGCTGAATAGCCGTTCCACTTAGGCGTATGAATTGGCATCTCATCTATAATTAATTTATGTGTTTTTTCACCACCAGTTTTTTCCACTGTATTAAATTCTGTTTGTGAAGTATCTACTCCAACTAAAGTTTTACCTTTTGCAAATTCTACCCAAGTCCCCCCAAATAAAGATGATGGATTAGTATTATTAACACTAATGTAAATTGAACCAATTGGATAAGTTAAATCTAATAAATTTGCTTTGTCTAATTTATCTTTTACTTTTGCAACTTCCGCTTTTTCTAGACTTGTATAATCATTGCTAGATAATACTTTTCCTACTTCTTTTCTAACATAATTGGCTAAATTGGCTTCGGTATATATCTTACTAGCATTTGTTATTAAGCCTTGTAGCTTTTCTATTACTGTAACTATAAAGCTACTAGATTGAGTGTTTTCATCTATACTGTTACTTTCAACTACAATGTCTATCTTGCTGCTACTAACTCTAGTATTAGAATCTTCTAATATAAAATTAAAAGTACCATTGCCACTATTTAGAGATATTTCTCTGTCTAGTAACCATGATACTTTGTTTCCCTCTATAGTAAATCCAGTGGATTTTATTATTGCAACATTCCCTAAAGCCATTTCTATTTTTATAATATCACTATCGCTTATTGCTACCGGAGTTCCATCTTGGTTAAATACCTCAAATACAAAAGGAATATTTCGATTGTATTGATTAATTACTATCGGAGATTGATATTTATTGCTATTAAGAAATACTTTTACTTGTTGTGGTTTCAAGTTCATTCTTATCCCCCTCCATTTCTATAATTTTCTGCTTAACTGGTTCTATATACTCCTCTTTCTTTATATCTTCTAAACAAAATGGATTATCTGTATAGGGATTTATTTCTTTAGTTAATATTTTATTTGCTAAACACTCTACATAAAATTCATTTATCATATAATCCCCTCACTTTTCAACATAGTAGTTTCTATAGAACTTAGAGTAGAAGTTATTTCTCTGCCGTTTATTTCAACACCATTTTTACCATTTATAAGTACTTTTCCACTACTGCCACCATCAGCACTAATTATTATATTGTCCTTACTCATTAAGATATTGCTCCATTTAGCGCTATTTGCGCCTTCTTGGCAAAGAAGATATAACCAATTTCCACTACTCTCTAAATTCATTTTTTCTTGTGCTTTAACCGAAAGACTATGATTGGATTTAACGCCACCTTGAGATAACATTACTTCAAATATTTCACCAGCTATTGTAGCAAAAGTCCTTACATATCCATTATTTAAACTGATATCTATGCCTGGGCCTTTTATACTACCTTTATTAAAATTAACTTCCCCTGTTTCTAGGTTTATACTGCAATCCCCACTAACACTTTGAATTAGAATTGCGGTTAGTATACCAGTTCTAATTAGACTAGCATTTAAAACCCCATCTATAGTAAATCCGTAAGTGTACTCTCCATAATAGCCGGTTTGACTAAATCCAAGCCCATGTTTATTGTATCTAGTAACATTAATTGCAGCATTTAAGTCCTTATTATCCATAATTAATAATTCATTAGGTCTAAATACTACATAGCTATCAGTATTCCCACTATTTATCATAGATTGAATGTAATCAGCAACGCTATTATTGTTATTTAAAACCTGATTTTTTAACTGATTAAGGACTTGGTTTACAGAAGGTGCTTTCTTTTCTTCAAGTGGTACATTAGATAGAGTAACTTCTTTAACCATCTGTCTTAATACATCAAATTTCCTAGTTAATGCTCTTACCTTTATATCCACATCTAATTTATCTACATGAACGGATATTGTATCCCCCAATAAAACTCTTTCTAAGGCTTCATATTCGCCTTTGTATTCTTCTGTTTGATCTAAAGATACAAAGTTAATTCTATAATCTGCCCTTAGTTCATCAACTCTATTTCCACTAAATTCTAACTTAGCTCTTCTAATTAATTCAGCTTGTGCTTGTGCTAAAGTTGAATATCCCTCGTTATCATTTTTGTTAATTACCTTCACATCATCATATTTTACTTCTTTAGTATAAACCCTTGCATAATTATTAATTAATGGACTATCTACATATCCATCTATAGTAATTCCATCAAAACCAACTGGCTTAATTCTAGTAACTAGCTTGCTTATATCCGTATCATCTTCAAATCCTGTAAGGTTCTTTCTACTTCTTATACTTACCCCTCTATCACTTCCTATCTTAGAGTTGATAGTAAGGTTGTAACCCCTCCTTTGAACTTCGCCACCCCATCTAGCCATAAAAGCATTATCATTAGAATGAATGGCATTGTACATATTGGTTCTCATGTAGTAAGCAGTAGATATAATAGGTATATCACTACTTACAAATATCTCTTTTACTCCTGTAGCATTGGTTAACAGCCAACTTAAAGCCCCTTGACCATTTGTATCAGTAGGCCTTACATCATCAAGCCATAAATTAACTGTTTCTGCTATTGTTATTTGTCTTGCTACTACTTCTATATCTCTCCTGTTACGCCTAATACTCGCTATACGGAACACTTCTTGGCCATAGTCCATTCTTACCTTTAATATACATTCCTGCTCTATCTCTTTCCACAAACCATCACTATCAAGTAAAAAAGTACCACTAAAGGTATAATTACCATCAATGATACTTTCATCAGTTACAGCACTTAGACATATATTATCTAATACAGTTCCGTTACTTTGTAAAACTTTATCTCTCGGAGTATTAGAAGGGAATATAGATATTTTTATTATTTTTTTCATATTATCCCCCCTAACTTTTATACTTTGTTGTATATTCAATCACTATCTTAGTCACAGTGCCAGTATAAGAAATTGTGTTTTCCCCTTTTTCAAGTAAAGTAAAATCCCCTAAAGCATCTCTATCTTTAGATGTTTTATCTTGGTTTCTAACTTGCATTAAATAGCTATCAATTTCTACATAGCTACTAACATTTTTAATTTGCATTGTTTCACCATTTATAGTCAATTTAATATTTCCACTTCCATAAATTTTTATTAATGTATCCCCAGGGGCATTGCCACTGTAATATATCTTAAAGTTATTACTAATTATTTCATTTGTTATAGGAGTTAAATCTTCTGTGAATGGTTCACATAGAAAAGTCACATTAAATTCACCTATTGATTTAAACTCTTTTTGTATGTTACCAAATATAACTTTTTTAACTCTATAGCACCTATCTTCTCTGCCAAAAACAAGTCTATTGTCTTCTATTTCTGTAAGCCATTCATACACTCTTTCAAAATCGACCTCTATTTGTGGAGATAGAATAGTAAATGTAAAAGGTATTTTTTTATCAGGATATGTTCCTTTGTTTATTATTAGATTTCCACTTCTTCCATCAACTTCAACTTCCTCATAATCTTCTGTTGAAATAGGAATACTTGGATATTCTTCTAAAAATAAATTCATACTTAAACTTCTATTCCCATTAAAATAAATATCACCTTCTTTTAACATTTAAATCAATCTCCTTTCATTATAAATTTCAAATTCATCTTGATATTGTGCTATAGCCCTCATAAATCTTCTGCCATCTAGATCAAATAATGCTACTACATTTTTATTGTTATCAGTATCCTTAGTTTTAATATCATCTTGACTATTGCCTAGACTTCTATTATTTTCTGCTACTACTCTAGCAGTAGTTCTAGCAGTTTCATAATCTACTGTGCCTTTCATTTTAGCCAATAAATCCTTCATGTTTGCATCAATATCTTTTTCTAAATTAGGAGTCTCTATATCAATACCTACACCAATACCTTTTACTATGTTAGTACCTATTAAATCTCTCATTACACGAGAAGGCGAATGTATCCCAAATAAATCTTTAATTCCTCCAATTATATTACTAGCAAAGCCTCCTATTTTATCCATTATCCAGCCACCCATATTAGAAATACCATTCCAAAGACCTTGTATAAGATTCTTACCAATACTAGCAGCACTATCCCAGCTCAGTATATTCTTTAACCCTTGAATTGCACTTATTGCAACATTTTTTGCAGCTTGTACCAAATTCCCTACCGAACTACTTATACCATTAGTAACCCAACTTATTAAGTTCCTACCAATACTTCCTCCTGAGGCAAATATCCCTTTTATTCCATTTATAACACTTTCAGCCGTAAACTTAGCAACTGTACCTATATTAGATACCATAGATTTAATTCCATTACCAATACCAGTTATTAAATTCTTACCAATACTAGCCCAATTCATTAAGGTAAATACATTTACTATAGCCATTATTATTTGTGGAATATTAGCAACTAGTGTTGGTATAGATTGAATCAACCCTTTAATAAGCATTCCTATAATTTGAACACCTGCCATAAGTATTTGAGGTAACGCATTGTATATAGCATTTGCAAAACTATTTATTATTCTAGGAACCTCTGCAATTAACGTAGGCAAAGCATTTACTAAACCTTGCACTAAAGCTAGTATAATATCTATTGCTACATCTACTATCAAAGGTAAATTTTCAATTATCATGTCACACATAGAAACCATTAGGTTAACTATAGTTGGTATTAATGTAGATAAATTCTTTGCTATACCTTTCCCCAATGTTGTCAAAGCTTGTAACCCTATCTCTAAGAGCATTGGTAATGACTGAACAATACCATTTACAAGTGAAGAAGTCACATTAATTCCCGCTTGTACCATTCCAGGTAATATAGAACTTATTAATTCCGGTATTTTATTAATAATTGATGGAAGTAATTTATCAATTAATTTTCCAATACCATTTATAGCAATTTCTATTCTTGGCAATAAATTTTCCCCTAAAGTCCCCACACTATTAACTAAATTATCTACTAGCTTATCAAAATCAGCATTATCATCAGCCATACCAGTTAATAAATTAGTCCATGCAGACTTAGTCATACTCAAACTACCTTCAATCGTAGAAGCAGCTTCCTTTGCTGTTGTTCCAGTTATACCCATTTCTTTTTGTATTGAATGAATAGCTTCTATTATATCGCTAAAATTACTTATGTCATATTTAATACCAGTAAGCTTTTGAGCATCTATAAGAAGCCTTTGCATTTCTTCTTTTGTACCACCATAACCAAGCTTTAAGTTATCTAACATGGTATAATTTTGCTTTGCAAATCCCTGATATGCATTTTGAATATTTTCAATTGCTGTACCCATCTTATTAGCATTATCAGCCATGTCCTCAACAGCCATATTACCTATTTTAGCGGCTTTTTCAGTGTCTCCACCAAGTCCTTGTAATAATGAAGCTGCAAATCCTGTAATAGTATTCATATACTCATTTGCAGACATTCCCGCTGCCTTATATGCATTATCAGCATATTCCATTACTTTATCGCTACTGTTCTTAAATAATGTTTCAACTCCACCAGTTAATTGTTCATATTCAGCATATTGCTTTAACGACAAACCGGCTAAAGTTGCTACCGCAGTTGTAGCAGCAGCAACCATCCCAGCTACTGCTGTTGCACTAGTTTTAGCCATACTACCAATTTTGCTACTAAGACTTTTTGTATCTTTTTCTGCACCAGAACTATCTACTTTAGTATCAATAATAATTTTACCATCAGCCATATTCTCACCTACTTTCCTTGCAAAATAAAAAAAACACCTACCAGTTCGGTAGATGCTTTAATATATTATATTTTCCATGTGTTTCCACAGTTTTGACAAACCGCTTGGCTGTGCATTTTGCTAGTAACCTTATTAGGTTTGAATATTTTAATTATGATCCATGGTAAAGTTAAAAATAACCACATGAATATTTCTAACCACCATCCAATTAATAACCAATATAAACAACCATGTTTTTTATTCTTCACAATTGTAACTGCCTGTACGCTAACATTCTCACTTCCACATTTAGAACATTTCATATTTTATCCCCCTTTTACATCTATATAAGTAAATTATATACTATAAGGGATAATTTATCCACTTTTACAATAGTTTTTGTGGAGGTTTTCCGTTTAATAAAGCTTCTTCTATTTCTTTCAGCTTATCTTCCTCATCTTTAGAAATAGGAATTTTGTAAAGTTCTTTCATTTTTTTATAATAAGCCTTTTGTTCTTTATCTTTAATTTTAGATAAATCTGTACTTCTATATCCCATTATCTTTACTATCTCATTATCATCTTTTAGAGCCTTGAACATAGCTTTAAACTTCCACCAATGCAAATAGTCTATATCTTGTAAATCTACTCCGTATTGGTCTAAAAAAGCACTGTAGATATAATCATCATCATAATCAAATGAATAAATTTGAGTAATGCTCTTACCTTTACCATTTCCTTTAGATTTACTTGTATTTTTACCACATCTATAAAACCATAAAATCTGCTCTATAGCTTCATTAATATTTTTAGGAACAACTGGATAATAAAGTTGTAATGCAAAAAGAATTTTTTCTTCTTCCCCTACAGAATTATCTTGCATTAATAATTCAAATAAAATAGAAGTACGAAAATCACTATTAATCTCATATTCATTATTATCAATGTCAACTGTAGTTGGAACTAAATCTACCAAAATATTCATTATTTTTTAGCACGTCTTTGAGCTCTATTTGGTGAATATTTATTGGCTAATTTTTCAATCTCTTTCTTTTGTTCATTTATTTGCAATTGGAATTCCTCAAAAGCTTTTAAACAAGTTAATAAATTAACTTTATTTCCAAATATTTTTCTATCAGCACCTTCACCAAACATAGTATTAAAGAAGTCGAAAATCAAATTGCATTGATATACAATTCCCTCTGACAAACTCATTCTATCTACTTTTTCAGATATATCCTTAACTGTTTCCAATGCCTTTTCATATTTTTTAGCGACTTCAAGATCATATATATCTAAATCCTCTAATTCAACTCCGTTAATTATCATTTAACGTTCCTCCGTTTCTATTTTATAGTCCAACTACTTCCTAATGTAGCAGTCTTTAAAGCTCCATTATCTTTAAATGTAAATTTATCTAAATCAAAAGGAACTCCTTTAAATTTATCTTCACTATCATTGAACGTTATTCCTTGCACAGATATTTCAGTTATTGAACCAGTATTAGTGTAAGACACATCAACAACCTTCTTAGTAAATCCTTCTTCAAAGGTCTTTGTAGATATGTCAAAAGTCCCTTCAATTGGATCACTTTGTCCTAAGAAAGTACCACTAATTCCTAATTCCCCATCATTATCATCAAAACTATCTACTGCAATCGCAACTTTAAATTTTCTAGCTCTAAATTTATTTTCTTCAGATGCCTTCTTATCTAAATCAACTATTATATACTCTGTTTCTGTATCAGCGCCAGTTAATAACATCTCTCCAATATTTCTTATATACTCAATTGCTTTATCAGAAGCTATTTGATCTGTATTAAATGATACTGACCACTCATAACCCGTAATACTTTGAGTAGCACTTGCTTGATTTATATACCTCTTAGATGTAGATTGAGCCGACGGACTTTCATTTAATTCTGTAAATCCTGTCCCTAACAATTCAAAAGCTTCTTTAACTTTTAAATAGTTAGCTTGTATTTTTCTTTTTCTGATAGTCATTTACATCACTCCTTGTAATATTTAAGATTTAAATTTATTTGATAAAGAGCAGTATCTTCTGTAACACCAACTGTATATCCTGTACTTACCACCTCTATACTTCTTGCTTCAAGTCCATTTTCCAGTTTAGGCAATATATCTTTATCATTTTTCTCTTCTATTTCATTTGCAAAATCCTCATAAAAGTTACTGTTTTCTATATTTTGCAAAATTTCAGCCCCATAAGGTTCTCTACTACAAAAGACAAATTGAAATTGTCGTATACTAGAGCCATTCACATATCTTTTTAAAATTGGATTAGTTGGTACTTCCTCTATAGAAAAGCTATCAACTTCCCCAGCTAAATAATTAACATTAATAGCACTGTCGAATATAGACATACAATCTAACTCACCTATATACTTTCTAACTGCTTCTATTATCTTCATTTGCCCTTACCTCCTACGAAGTTTGCTAGAGCCTTTATTATAGTCTTTCTTTTATCTGCCCACATTCTTTTGTCCCACAATTTACCTCTAATGCCTACCTTATTTTTTTTGCCCTTACCACGATTAGTATAATACTGTTTTTTAGCATAAGGAGCATTGTATTCAACAAAATCTGTGCCTATTTCAACATCTATATCCTTTAATTTACCACTATCATAAGGCACCGGACATAGTTATTCATCCACTTGGCACATTGTTTTGTAAAAAATATTTGAGCTTCTCCGCCCTTTTGCAGCCTTCTTTTTGATAAAATTTTATTAGTGCTATCAAGCTTTATTCTAACTATACTACCACCCCCCTTACCTTAACACCCATATAAAATACCTACTTGCATTCAATGTTAATGGTTTGCATTATATTATTTTCCTGTACACCCACTATTGTAAATACTGTATAGCCCTTCAAGTCGCTTAATCTTGTTATGTCTAGACTAATATTGCCTTTAACTACCTTATCGCCCGTAGCAACCTCATAATCGCCTTTATCAACAACTATCATTGTAGTGTAAGCAATACTAACTCCTTTGTCTGATACAGTAGCATTTCTTTTACTATTTAAATTAACACCATTAATATTTATTCTTTTATAAGCATCTAATTTATCTTCATTCAAATAATGATGATAGACAGTTATATCTGCATTTTTAATTAATACACCCATCTAATCACCTACCATACTTTAAAGTTTTTCTTTTTAGGAAGTAATGCAAGTACGTCACTTGTTAAAGTAAACTTCTCATAGCCATCTTTATAGGTAATAGATGTGCCATTTTCACTTATACTACTAACCCCTGTTAATTTACTGGTCCCCTTAATGTTTTCAACCAATACTTTTAATGCTAATTTAAAATTTTCTTTTATATAATCCTTTGTATATTCGCCATCAAAATAATTATATATAGCCAATACCGCCATTTCTTCTATTTCAATATCTGTAAACATCTAATCCCTCCTTAAAAAAGGAGAGAGGGATAAACCCCTCTCTATTATTCTAATGGCTTACTTTCCTTAATATTTGCGAAAATACCATTAAGTTTATTATCTGGAACCCAAATATCGTGGAACTTTCTGTAATCCATAGCCCATGCTCTAGCTTTTTGATTTACCTCTGGTGAGAATATTCTCATATTGTCAGTCTTAGAAACTGCGATTGGGGCTTCTTTAGCAACTAATAAAAAGTTAAGATTTAATCCGTCAGAAGCCTTCTCAAATCCTCCCTTTTCTTGTCCACCACTTTTACCATCATTGAACTTTAACTTAGTCACCATCTTATTAGAAGTCATTTCTACTAGTGGCACTCCATCAATAGCTGGTACTCTTGTATCAACTCCATTAATTGCAAATGTAGCTGCCGCTAACTTTTCACCATAGTATTGGCTAACTAACATTGCTACATCATAAGTAACGTAACAAATTAACTCTCCTTCAAATCCAGCTTCTCTAATATTTTTAATTCCTAATTTAATCTTATCAACTATAGTTGTCTTAGCTGGAGTATATCCGTACTCAACTTGTGTATCATCTTTAACACCTATAGCCATAGTTGCAAGAGAAGCTATTCTTGTTGCATCAATTTCTGGTACAACCTTAGTTCTTTGGAATTCACCCATAATTGTAGAAGCAGTAACAACAAAATTAGTTTCGTCCACGTCATTTTCATCTATAGAGAATGATCTACCTCTATCGTGTGTCATTTGCTTAGTTTGGTATTCAAAATTAACTGAACCACCATTAAAACCACCATTTCTATCGTAGTCACCTAATCCATCCATAGAAAGCTTTGGTATCTTTACTTCTTTACCGCCTTTATAAATTACCTTTCCAGCATTTCCTTCCATCCATCCAGTTCTTGCTTGTTGAACTGCTGCCTTGTCTAAAGTTTGTTGAAATATACTTGCGTATGCTAATGTATTTGCCATGAAAAATCATCCTTCCTTTTAATAAATTATTTTAGTCCCATAGCTGCTTCAACTTCTGCAACTAGAGCGTTTGTAGTATCATCATTTGGTGGTACATAAGAACTTGTACCTAACTTCGATTTAACGCCGCTATCAATAGCATTAGTGAATACTGTCCCTAATGTTTCAATATTCTTATCAATAGTTTCTTCTTTGCCATCACCATAAACAAAATCTACTAGTTCAGTAGGTAATCCCTTTTCTTTTAGAACTCCTGTGTATTTGTTAATAGTGTTTTGCTTTTGAATTTGGGCTTGTGATTCAGCAAATTGCTTTTCTAATTCTTCGATTCTTTCTTGCTCTGGAGTTTTCTTGCCATTTTTTGCTTCCTCAACTGCCTTATCTATAAGTTCTTTCATTTTGCCACTTTTAAAGGTTTCTACCGCAGATGACCTAATGCTATCATCACGAGAAGTCATATAACCTTTAATTGCTTCATTTGTTGTTAATAAGTTTTTAAACTCATCAGTGCTTAGCTTAGATAAGTCCACTTTTCCTAATTCCTTAAACTCGTCAGCCCCAAGAATTACTTCGTTTATGTCCCCATCATCAGCTATTGTTTCTATTAGCTTTAATAATTCGCTTTTTTTCATATTTCCTCCTTGCCCCTTACAGTTCATAAATGCCCCATAAAGTTCAACTTAATATTATTGCTATCCCATTCTTTAAAGCCTTGTGGTAAGCTATAAAAGGCATAATAAAAAGCCTTAGTTTCCTAAGACTTAATTATTCAATGATATCGTAATAACATCTGCAAAACGGATGTTTTGGTAGTTCTGGCTTGTTATCAAAATCATAAGGTTTCCCATCAAAAGGCTTACATTTGTCGCAAGCTTCAAGCTGGGCATTGTATCTTACCTTTTTTATTCCAACTTCATCACCAAATTTATTAAAAGCTTCACTAGCACATCTGCTTATTTCAGTTTCTGCTAATCTTTTAGCATTATAAGCACCACTATTAAAAAGGGTTTCAACATTTTTCTTTATCTTATTTACACTAACCTTACCATTTAGGAAATCTTTTAATTGCTTCTTCATATACTTAGCAACTTCTTCTTCGTTTTCCCAAACTCTATTGCTAAAGTGCTTGCCTTTATAATGTTTCTTAATTATCTTTTCAACATCTTTCTTTTTAGCGTTGTAAGAATAGAATTTAAATGTATTGTCTACAGTGCTATTCAACAAGTTATATATAATAGAAATCTGCATCTCTGCATCAGCTTTCACATAAGAGTTAATTAAATCGCCTAACTTTTTCATTTCTCTATCTTGTTCCAACTTAGACATAATCATTACATCATTTTCTATTACATAAATAAGCATTATATTAGCAACTTCACCTAAAACATTATTTTTAATAGAGGCTTGATGTTTGAATAGCTTTTTTAGTTCATCATCGCTATTTTTATAGAGACTTTTCATAAAATCCTGTACTTGTTTATCAGTAAGTTTCATTTAATCACCTCTATTCATGGGTGAAATTATTAAGGTCTATCTTTGGCAATTCTTCTCTAGCTTCTTTTTTAATCTTTTCCCCTTCTGTAACAGGATTATCAATACGAGGTAACCAGCTTCTCTTAGTTTCATTTGAAACAACTTCATGTGGTAATTGTGAAATCATTTGTGCTATTGAAGTTTCATCAACGGGAACGTTAGGAGTAAACTCTATTTTTATTAAGTTAATATCATATTGCTTACTAGCAGTTAAATATAAAAACTTAAACAAACAAATTAACCTAGTTTTTATGATGTTCTTCATAGCCTTTTCATTCATTTTACACTTAGCTTCTAAACTTTGAAGTCTACTTCTTAAAGCAACACCGGATAGATTACTTTGCATCTTTTCATTGCTATCAATATGACTAGTAAGAGTATAAATAAGGTCTTTCAAGTCATCCCTAGTATTTTTAATAAAAGTATCATTTATATTTTTAATAAGCCACTCTGCATCTTGTGTTTTTTTATCTCCGAATAACATAACTGTATTATCTTTTATTACAGGTTGTTTCTTTTTAGGCTTACCATTTTCATCAAGAACAACATTTCCGTCTTTATCAACCTCGTTTTCAGTTTCAACACCATAAAGTTTAAGTATTGCATTTCTTAAATCGGAGATTTCACAAACAATATCACTTAAATTTGTTTCAAAAGCATCTTGTATTGTTTTTATAGTTCTGTAAATAGTTTTATCCCCTTCAATATAACCCTTATCATTGTTATACCTCTTACCTCCAACCATTCCAAAACCAACTGGTACAATCCCAAAATAATGTGGTGTTACTGGTTTTACCTCTGTCCACGTTGAATCAAAGTGATATATATTTTTATTGGTATAAACATCTATATATTCTTTTTCATCAAGTTGTTTTTTATAAGTATGTATAAAGTACTTTGGTTCTTCATCTACTATATACATATATCCATTTAACGGACTTACAATTTTATTCTTAAACTTAAACTTTTTAGGCTCGTATTCAATTAAATAGCTAACTTCATAAACAATACCAAATTTAATTAAATCTATACCTAAATTAATATCGTGATCCTCATTGTTATTACTTAAATTATAATCAATGTCTTTAACAACTTGTTTATTATCATCTTTAGCAATATATGTGATATCATTACCAAAACTATATTGCGCTTCCTCATCAATTAACTTCTGCATAAAATTAGCTTTAGCTTTTAAATTAGAGCGCCCTTTCCGTGGCACAAAGTTGATTAAAGAATCAGTATTCCCATAATAATAGCGATTTATGTCATCATAATAACTTTTCTTAGTTATAAAATCACTATGACACTTTTGTATTAACTCTAGTTCCTTTTGCTCCATGCACACACCTCCTTAACCATATAATTCATCCCAAGTTGTAATTGAAAAACTTGGTCTTACCTCAACATTATCTATCTTGTTTATAAATTCACTTGTTATATCTGGTGCATCATCATGTTCTGAATAATCTTGACCACAGAAATCAAGTATTTGTTGAGTGAAATCTTTATCTTCTTCAGCAAAAATAACTTGTCCATTATTAATCGCTTCAATAGAAGTCGAAATCTTATCATCTTTATTTTTGTTTTGATGTTCATTTAAAATTTCAATTCTTCTATTCCTTAAAATAGGATTTTCTTTCATTTTATTTTCAAGTCTATTTGCATCAGCACCGCTAAAAGTATTCTTTTCTATCCATACATGAGTTATCTCTGGATAAGCTATAATTAAATCTATCATGTGATCTATATATTTTTCAAAATCAGTCCTAGCATTTATCTTTGCTAGTTCTGCTAATCTTGCATATTTAAAGCCATTATCTGCTAAACTACCAACTAAGAAAGCTGAATAGTCGCTTGTTTTCTTTCCACTTGAAGCTGGGTCAACCAAAAGCATTGTCTTTACAAAATTATGTGTTTCAATAGTTTTTCTCTTTTCAGTTCTAACACCATGAAACCATTTATCGCCAATATGTTCAGCATCATTCTGCAATTCTTGTTTAAATGCAATAGGATTTTCAAAATAATCTATAGCGGTTGATAAGCAATCAAACTTATCTGGCCATATTGTTTCGTATTGCATATCTTTTTCATGTTGGTAATAAAACTCTTTTGCTGCTGCAACTGAATCTTTTAAATCATGGTTAAAATATATATCCTTAAATTCTTTCCATAATCCACTGTTGAAATATTCATCAACATTAAACTCACAAACTCTGTGAATTATTTTGTGATATTCTTTTTTAGCCTTTAATCTACTCATAAAGCAATCTCTATGAAGAATAGTGCCAAGTACAATAAACTTAGTGGCTTGTTTAACCTTCTTTCCTTTTCTAAAAACTGCTTTATCACCAGCAAACTTAGAATCTTCTTCCCACGTTTTGTACTTCTTGTCCCTTGCATCCTGGGTAATAATATCACTCTTACCTTGGTAATCGTCTGCTATAATGCAACTTGGTCTAGCACCATTATACTTCTTACCTCTCATAGATGAAGTGGAAGAAATAGCCTGTATTTTAGTTTTATTAGTAAGTTCTAATTCAAGTTTGTTTACTGTAAAGTTCCTACTATCAATTAATTTCCCAAATCCTTCTATTATATATTTATTGTCTTCAAAATTTTGCCTGGCTTGTGCAATGAATTCAGTAGCATCACCCTCTGTCTTACCACAAACAAGTGTATAAACTGATTTTCCATAACTGTGTAACCACATAGATAATGCAAAATCTGCAACTGTTGTTTTGGCCCATCCTCTAGGGGCAATAACTTCTAACTTATCAAAAATATCTTCAATGAACATATCTTGAATAGTATTCCATAATCCATAATGACTTGGGGCTAACTCTCTAGCCTCATTATTATCTTTGGGTACAAAAGTATCTTGTAAAAAATATAAGCAATAGAACTCAAAGTCATGCTCTCCAAGTGCTACTGCTAATCCATTCTTACCGAATAAATTCTTCTTATGTTTTTCAATCAGCATATTGGCTTTTAGAATATCGCCAGTATATTTTATTAAATGCTTTTTAAGGATATAAAGATTATACTGATTTTCAGTTAATTCATATCCATCAAATTGTATCATCTTCATACCTCCTCCTTAATTTATTGCAAAATAAAAAGACTAGCTTAATTGCTAATCTTTAAATGCAAATTCATCTATTATAATCATATTGGTTTCTCTTCTAGCTTTCTTATTGCATAATTGTTTCATTTTCTTTTTGTTTTTGGATTTTATACATACACATTTAGCATTTAAATCATAAGAAGTCACTTTCTTAGCATTTGCTTTATGGAAATCATCCAAAACACTCATTCCTTTCGAGTTTGAAAAATTATTATAAAAATTATATAGCTAAGACACCGCCCTAGACAGATATCCATTTTAGAACCTACCGGGGTCTATCTAGGAGTAGACTAGCACACAGTAAATTATTTCGCTAAATCTCCTTTTTGCGAAGTAACTAACAAGACTGGTGTTTAAGCCATTCTTGGCTCACAATTAGCTGATTTTTAACGCTTTTCTGTTTACTCTCACTAAACTTTTGGCGTTATTTTTATTATTTCGCGTTGCTCTACACGAAATATTAAATTATTTCGCCTTAACTTTGCCGAAATCAACCACGTTATCGAGGTCTTTCATCTCGCTATCTAGGTCAACCTTAGCATTATCTGTTTCCTTGTCCGTAACATCAGCTACCTTGCTTGTAGCCCTTCCCAGTGCCTGGTCTAGCAGATAAGTACAGGCATTTAGCTTATTCTTCTCACTCTTGCTTGTAGTGGCTATCTTGTACACTTGGTCAAGCACCGAATCTATTTTAGCATTAATCTTTTGTTTAACTCCATTTTTTATCTCTGTTGTAAGCCTGTCTACTTCACTCTTAAATTCTTCTTTCTTCATCCATTCGTAAATAGTAGTTCTATTAACCTTTACTAACTTGGCAACATTACTAATATTTTCACCCTGTACGATATACTCAATAGCTTCTCTTTGTTTATCCGTTAAAGCCATTTTATACTTACCTCCTTTCTACCAACAATCCAACACTTTATATATCACTTTTAGCATGATCTCTTTTATTATTCTTAAAGCACTCATGAACACCACTAAATCTATCTACATAGTGGACTTCATCAATACATTCACCACTATATCCCTTTTGGCAACTAGGATTGAAAAAGTCACAATAACAATCATTCCCCTTATCATCCTTGCCACACAATAAAACTTTCTTGATATATCTCTCCAACCCAATCACCTCCAGTAGTTTTAATCTATCAGCCTTCCACTCCCTTACTGACACGTTGGTAAACCCTTATAACTCCAACCCACCAAACAACCTATTGCTATTTTAAGTAAAACAAAAAGCCGAGAGATATAATATTCCCTCGACTTTACACTTCTAATTAATTACTATTATACCACTTATTTTTTTATTGTTTACGACATTTCTTACGACATTTCATATTTTTTTCTATTCTCTGTATAGTTCTTATATCTACATTTAATATTTCTGCTGTTCTTTCTTGAGTATATCCTCTAACTTTTCTTAGATATTTTGTTTTATCTTCTTTATTTTTAAGTGTATTAAGATATGTTTCATCTTCTACTATTGCTATTTCTGTACTTAAAATCTGTTCATCCAGTTCAATTAATGCCCTTATCTTCTCTCTTTCTCTTATATAATCTTCAACTCTCAATTCTTTTCTGCTTCCATGAATCGTATCATAGTCATTATAGCTTGTCCCACTCTTATAACCTTCTGGTGCAAAAGCCTTTAAATACTTCCTGTCCAAATCAGCTAAAGCCTTTTTATTTTGGCTTATTCTATCTTCAATTTCCTTTCTATCCATGTAAATCCTCCCTTATCTATCTTTAAGCATCCTAATTCTAAGTTTGTGATTTAACATAATTCCCCTAGCATCTTCCCTTAACTTACAAAGTCCTTTATCTTCTGCATATTGGACTATTCTTTTTATATGCTTTACAGCCTGTTGGCTTTCTTTTATCATTCTTAATCTATCTTTTTTCTTCATCTTTTCCCTCCATGTTCTTAATCAATCTATTCAAATACCATTCAGCCTTTTTTATATCCTCGAATCCGTTCTTTAGCTTATATCTATCTAAATACTTTATAGCATTACCCACACAATAAGCTTGGAAACCTTCTAATCCCAAAACATCTTCTATTTTATCTATAGTTTCTATTTTCCCATGAGTATAATGTGAAGGGTGATTAACGCTATCAGAAACAATAATTGGTTGTTTATTCATTTCTTCAATTAATTCTTTTTCTATATCATCTTTGAATTTAATGTCTTTTACTGCTTCACGCCAACATTGTATGCATCCTTTTTCGCCACAATCTTCTAACAAACCCAAAGCACCCGGGCAAGCTAAATATTTATTTTCAGCAATTTCAATACTTCCATCAAAATTATAATCATGTTCTGTAAAAAACTCTTCCCTAGTTACTGTCTTTGCATATTCCTTAAACTCTTCTAAAGTCATTTATTCTTCCTCCCACTTTATTAATTTGAATATCTTTGCAAGTAGAATTGTTTTCCTTTCACATCCTTTTTCTAGTTTGTCAGCCAATATAAACAAATGCTTTTTTCCGTCTTTTCTAAGTAAATCAGCTTGTTCTGAATCGTTCATTGTATCTGTACCTAAACTTTGATATATATCCTTTAATTCTTGATTACTTAACTCAACTATCATTGATTGTTCCTCCTAAACATAGATATTTTTATCTGACACATCACAACCATTAATTCTTAATACCTTGTGAGATAAATTCTCGCACACTTCAACTTCCATGCATACTTCATATCCTAGATAAACCAAATCTTGTGGACTTTCAAACCCTAATTGCTTCCCCTTTTTTTCAATGTCCCAGTTTTCTTCTTTTTCTCTGTTAAAATATATAGTTTCAATAAACTTTTTCATGTTTTACCTCCTTAGAGGGGACTTAACCCCTCCTAATTTATTTTCTTACTGCTTTTAGGTATGTTATTCCATCTTCTAACTCCTGGAATGGAACAACTTTGTGTTCATTAGGGAATATAACCACTAAAGGAACTGACTTCTTGCCCTCATACCCAGCTAGTTTTTGTCCAAATTCATCATACTTTTTGTATGAGCCACTTCTAATGTAGATTACCTTTTGCCCCATTCTGTCAAGCATCTGCATATCTGGGAAATGTTTATGTCCTAGTGCTGCAACATCAACCGCCCCACTATCATTTAACATATTTCTTTGTGCATTAGTTGTGTTTAAGCTACTCTCATTCTTGTATTTGTGCCTAGCAAATATCTTATACGTTTCATCACCTAAGTTAATAGTTACCTTGCCACCATGCCACAAATTGATACTGTCTGTTATTCTGCAAAGTTCTTCTGTAAAGTCTTTGTCACCCAGCTTTTTGTCCCAATCATCATGGCAACCTCTTATAAGTGCTATAACCTTTTCTTTAACTTCCTCCATCATCTTGCAAACCAATAAATCTTGCATACTTTGGCTTATAGAGTTTTCATTACTGGACTTGGTAACATAAGCTGAATTATTATCTTTGTAATCCCCCATTCCAATGAAGTAAAGTCCATCAGTATCTTTAATTGTTTCTCTATCTTTATCAAACTGTCCGTAATCAAGTCCTCTGCTTCCTAAGTGCCAATCTCCCCAAAAGGCTATTCCTATTGGCTTATCATCATTTATGGTTATCTCTGCTTTGGTTTGCTTTCTATCTAGCTTGTCCATACTTCTTTCTAGTTGCTTTAATCCTTCATAGTATTCTTGTAGATCACACTCTTGTGGCTCTTCTTTTCTATCAAGGAACTCTATATTGTTTTTAACTTTTATATTTCTTTCATGTCCTGTTCTCTCATATTCGTTTAACGCCCTTTGGAATGTCTTGTACTTAACATCTATATTTAACTCTTCCATAATTTCTTTTAATGGTTTACCACTTTGCTTAAGTTCTAGTGCCTTTTTGTAATCTATCATCTACTTACCTCCCTCAATAAACCCTTTGTTTTTAAGTATCTCTATAACTTCACATTCCAAAGTGTTGTAAATCTCTGACCACATTATGCTTTTATCCAATGCCCTAAAGTTAAGGTTATACCTTGAAATGAACTGTTTTATGCTCCTATAAAGTGCCTTTTCATTGTATTCACTTCTGTAATTGTGGTTTCTTATGTTTGTATCAAAATCCTTATCCTCAACCCAAAAGTAAACCTTTGTTCCGTTAGCCTTTAAGTGTGCAAATTCCTTTGCTATTCTTTGCCTTTCTGGTTCTTTAAAGTTTCCAGCCAGTTCATCTATATGTGCCTTTCTTTCAATAACAACATCTTTATCGAACCAAATATCTCTATCTATTCCTAAAGCCTTGGTTTCTTCGTTAGCTGGTATCATTACCGAGTAATCCCCTTGGTCTAGCTTGACCACCTTGAAAGCTTTCTTTTTCTTTTCAAGCATTTCAGTTATGTGTTTATTTTCCTGTTCCCTGGTATCAACTAAAATTACTAGGTTCTTAAGTAACTTTTTAATCTCCGTATCTGTGAATTTATACCTCATTACCTATCACCTTCTTAATGCCACTTATCAATTTTTTATTAGCTTTTCTCATTTTTCTTTCTTGAATTGCTCTATATGTTAATTCTGCTTTTTCTCTATTAGTCATTATCAACACCCTCCAATAACTCCGGATTTTCATAGATATTGCCTATAACTGTTATATCCATATCACTCATATCCATATTGGCTAAATATTCTGTCCCGTATTTAAAGTGTTTACAACAAAACGCCCCATCTTCAAATACAACTTTGGCATATCCAGACTTAATCATATAATCCTCATCATTATAGAATTGCAATATATCTCCCTCATAAATCTCTGTTCCGTTCTTATCTTTTAGTCCTGTATACATTAAGACTTCATAATCTATCTGTTCTATTAATGCTTCTAATGGGTTATCTCCATTTTGGTGAAAAACTGCATTTCCTTCTTGTGTTAAAAGAAACGCCCCACAATTACTAGTTAACATTTTATTACGGGTTTTATCCCATATCTTAAACTTAATCTCTCTCATTTCTATCCTCCTTACCATTAACTACTAAACAAGCGTACATACTTATTATGAAAAGTGTTATTCCAATGCCACTGATGAATCCTACCCAAAACATCTAATCACTTCCTTCTCATTTGATTATTAATTGATAATACAGGGTTAAGCCTATGTTATTAACTTGTCCTATATTAAGCTTATAAACTTAACCCCTATTCAGTTATGTCGTGTTTTCTTTCAATTACGACTTAAAATGGCATATCCCCATCATCTACAGGAGTAATATCATCACCAAAACTTGATTGATTGCCACTTGGTGCTTGTCCCTCATTTTTACCACCAACAAATTCAAATCTATCTATAACAACATCTGTTGTATAAACCTTATGGCCTTCTTTATTGGTATAACTTCCAGTTTGTATATGCCCCTCAATAGCCACTTTTGAACCTTTAAATAGATACTGGCTCATTGTTTCAGCAGTTTTTCCGAATGCTATACAGTTAATAAAATCTGTTTCACCTTTCTTTTGTCTAGCAACTGCTAAACTGAACTTTCCTATCGCTAAGCCGCTCCCAGCTTGAAAGTTTAAGTCTATGTCTTTGGTTAGATTCCCGATTAACACTGTCTTATTCATATTTCTATACCCTCTTTCTTTGCTTCTTCTGATAATCTATCAACCACATTCTTATAAACTGATACTATTTGCATAAATTCATCTTGTGTGAGTGCTTTCATTAACCCTCGTGTCATTTCAATTAATTGCCTTTGTTGAGATACGCTTATACCATTTTCTATAGTTATATATCCCTCCATATTTTAGTTCACACTCCTCTTTCTATTATTTTTAGTAAATATCCCTAGCTTGTTTCTCATGTAAGTCAATTGGCTATCATTAACCCAAAATTCAGCCTTTATTTCCTTATTGGTTTTACCTTCTTTTATCAACTCAACCAATTTTGACAAGTAACTATCCATAAATTCCTCCTATTTTTAATAAATATCTGATATTTTATTTATATTTCCCGAATACCTTAGTGGAATTGTTCCATTTCCTGTGTATCTAGACTTCATAAAAATCATTTCTATACGTTCCGGATTCTTATCTGGATTATCGCTAGTAAAATCAGCTTCTATTTTGTTATCCCTTCTATAGTTCGCATCTGATAACCTCGGGTCCCTATAAAGTCCAATTATTACATCTGAATCCTCCTCTATGCTTCCAGATTCTTTTAAATCAGCACACGTTGGTCTTTTATCTACTTGCTTATCAACTGTCCTGTTAATTTGAGCCATGATTACTATTGGAATATTTAACTCCATGGCAAGTAATTTTAACCTTCTTGTTATATTCCCAATGTATTCAGCCTTAGTTCCAGCTTTCTCTTTAGTAGTAACTCTATTAATTAAGTCGATAAATGCTATATCTAAGTTGTTGTTTATTACTTCTTCCCTTATTTTCATGGTTATCGCTTCAATGTCGCTTCTATCATCACGAATATAGAAGTTTTTACCAGCTAGTACTGAACCAACTTGTACCAGTTTCTCCTCATCTTCTTGTGGTACGTTGTTAAACCTTATATACTTACTCTCAATTCCACTCTGTAAAGAAAGCATTTTATTTAGCACTTCTTCTCGTGGTACTTCTAAGCTAAAATAATGTGGTTTATATCCATACAAAGCCATGTAAGTGAACACATTTACTGCAAAAGTGGTTTTTCCAACTTGTGATCTAGCTGCTATTGTTATTAACTCGCCACCATGAAAGCCTTTTAAGTTATTATCAATCGCCCAAAATCCAGTTTTAAGTCCTTTTCTTTCTTCGTGGGATAGTATCGAATCAAGTCTATTCATAACCATTTCGCCGGTGTTTATATCCTTGGCTTTTTGCTGATACACATTATTTAATGCACCTAGTAACTTTTCTTTTATTATGTTACTGTTTTCTTTAAAGTCCACTTTTCGAAATAGCTTTCTTATCTCTCGTTTTTGGTACAAGTCTATTAATATATCTAGGTATTCATCAAAGTTACTTGTACTTGGAACAGATAGCATTAAATTAGACACGTATGAGATGGTCAATCCCTTCGGCTGAAAGGTTTTAATATAATTTCCGACTAATCCTATGTCTATCTTTTTAAACTCCTTAGAAACGCTTTTAAAGGCTCTAAATAAAGTTTGATGTGTAGTGGAATAAAATACTTCCTCATTTAAATCTAAAATCTTATAGAATAAACTGCTATCAACCAATATCGCACCAAGTACATTTTGTTCAATTTCTTCATTAACCATTAAATCCATAGTGTCTTTCCTCCTTTGGTGCTGGTGCTTTTCTAGTCCTTAACCAAGTATTTAAAGTTCTATAATGGTCTTTGTATTTATCACCTTTTCCATTTACGATATAATTATCAAGTCCCAATATTTCTTTATGAACATATTCCTTGTCATACTTATTAATAAGTTTGTTATATTGTTCTTGAGTAAGCTTTACTTTTTCTATAATTTCATCTACAAATTTGAGGTCTATATACTCTTTCTTTTCATTCTTATCATTCTTATCATTCTTGTTTGTTTCTTTTTGTTTTTCTTCTGTTTTACTTTTGTTTTCTTTTGGTGTTACTATTTCAGTTTCAGAACATTGGTATAAGTCCCAATTCTCAATGGTTACAAGTGTTTTTTTGGTGTCGCTTTTAAAAGATAACATTTTTTCATTTTGAAGTTGTTCAAAAAACCTTTTTGTTTTACTTATACTCCATCCCCAACGTTCTGAAAGCTTCCTTAGTGAGGTTATACAACTTCCCTTTTCAACATTAGTTAATGTTCCATTAAAGATTATTTTTTTATCTTGGTGGTTAACTAACATAAGTAAATCTAGCCAAGCCGAACCTCTATTGAAAGGCTTATCGTTCCACACCCAATTACTTCTTACGCACCTATGAAGTTTTATCCACCCATCGTTTGCCATATAATCACCTCCATATCACCGCCTTACAAATCTTCTATACTTAAAATCTGTGTAACCTTATTATTTTTTCTGCAATAATCACACTCTCCACAACCTATTGGTTCAACCTCGCCATTCTTGACTTGCATTATTCTTTCGAGATTAAACTCAATTTCCGATAACTTTGGCTGGGTGTAATATTCATCAACCCTCACGATTGCCTTTAGTGGGTTATCATTCTTTTCAACTGCCACAATATAAGGGATTAGGTCCTTACCAAACTGCTGCTTAATTAACTCTCTGTATATTGCCATCTGTTCTATATATCCGTAATGCTCTATGAAAGTTAATCCACCATATTTCTTGTGAATACCTTGGGTAGTTTTTAAGTCGGAGAAGAACCCTTTTTCTAAGTTAAGTACATCAACCATGCCCCTCCAATGAACTCCGAACAACTCACCTTCAATTATTACTTCTTTTTCCCCCTCCAGGAACTTCATGCAAGCTTTATCCTTTTCTAATGCCTTGACCATTGTTTCAGCTACCTTGAAAGTAGATTTTAACTGTCCTTTGGTTTTGCCTTGGCTGGAATACAAACTTGGATTTTCTTCCTTGAATTTTTCTAGTGTCCCCTCACTAAACGCGTGTACGTATTTACCAAGGAGGAAGGCATCTGTTTCCAATGCCTTGTATTCCCCTCTAATCTTCGCTAGGGCTTGTCTTTCACACTTTAGCCATGACTTATATTGGCTCACCGACATGGTGTTTAAATCGGCTTCTGATGTGTAATAATTATCTTTGTTTATTTTCATTATTCTTTCACTTCCTCAAAACTTACATCTTGAATAGTTCCGTCTGCTTCTAAATCTTTCTCAATTTGACTTTTGGTAACTTCTGTAGGCTTATCCTCGAAATTCACATCAGAAGTGGAATTCCAAGCTTGTTGTTGTTCAATAGTATCGAAATTAAGTTGAATGTGCTTACACAATCTTCTTAATACTGTCTTTCTAGCCATTTCACCAAAACTATCGCCCCAAGCCTTCCCCCTGGATTGCTTACTAAATTTATCTCTAACAACTTCTATCTCTTTTTTAGTCATTATTTCTGTATTTATTGTTCCATCTTCATAGGTAACAACTGTATACGCCCCAATTATTGGTTTGTCGCTTATACCTTGGTTGTGAATTATTGTCTTTTCAGTTCCATTTGTAATGATCTCGAACTTTTCCCCTTCTTTAACTACCTGGGAATATATATTTTTAACTGGTCTTACTGAATAGTTATAAACCAGTTTTTCCTCACCCTTGTAATCGGTCATAAACTCTGGCTTACCACCATAGGTAATTACATAACATTCCTTGTTGCTGAAATCTAACCCAAGGTATGCCCCTTTAATAATGCACCTTGCAAGGTTAAATTCTTGCCCTCTCATCTTGCTAAGGTCTAAGCTGCTTAATACTGTCATTGCATTTTGCTTAAATCTTAATGTATTAAAACCTTTTGGTAAGGCTTGTGCTTCTTTTTCCAACATTGAAGAAAGTTGAGTGTTAGTGTTCTTTAACACTAGAGTTTGCATATCATTAGCCATTATTTTTTTCCTCCCTATCAATTCTTTCTTTAGCTGCATTTACCCTAATTGCTATTTGAATAAGTTCTTTATCTATCATCTTGTCGCCATAACAAGCTAGTACAGTTTTTATATTTTGCAATTTACAATTTTCGTACATTCTTATCCCTCCTCTGCTTCATTTTTTAGATGCTCTATACATTCCTCACAGATTATCTGCCCCGATACATTCCAGTAAGCATCGCCGTTATAAATTCCATATCCGCAACGACTGCAAGTATATATCTTCTTAGCTTGTGGATTTTCGTGTCTGTAATCATAACTGCAATCCGGTAAGTTACTCATTCTTAGCACCTTCTAACATTTCTTTAAGCATTTCTAAAGTGCCATTTACCATATCGTCATAATCATTTTTCCAAAACTCATCAAGGTAAATATGTTTTGTCCAATGAGGTATTATTGATTCGCAAGTTTCATTCACAATATCTATACTGAAGTCTGTTAAGTGCATCTTTAAATCACTGTGTTTTTTTTGATTAAGCAAAAACACTAATTTGAATATTTCAATCAATCTTTCGTCCATATTTCCCCCTATATCTCTATTCCTGTGATTTCTTTGAACTTGTTCTTGTCAAAGTTTGGAATGTTCATTATTTCTTGTTTTTCTTTGTCTGTAATACTATTCCAAAGGTTCTTCCAAGCTTCTTCATAAGTAAATACTTTTAAGTAACCGCCTGTGGTCTTATATGATGGGTATTGCTCTTTTTCTTCTTCTGTCATGCTACTTTCATAAATCCACACTGTTGTTTCCATATTCCAAGCTATTATTCTTCTTGCTCTACTTTCTCTCCACTCTCTTAATGTCATATTACTTTCTTTGTCAAAAATCTTTATTGTATCTTCTTTAGTACAGAAAACACCATTAGAGAAATCAACTGTGTTACAGTCCCCTGTGTTCCCGTTACCTGTGTTACAGTCCCCTGTGTTCCCGTTACCTGTGTTATAGTCCCCTGTGTTCCTGTTCCCTGTGTTATAGTCCCCTGTGTTCCTGTTCCCTGTGTTATAGTCCCCTGTGTT